CCAACCAGATTGAGACCACCCCAACACCTCCGAGGCGGCCTCCAACGAGGAAAACCCGGAAGGATAGGTGAAATAGTCTTGTAGGACTTACTTTCCCCGCCGGGTGGGGCAATTACACCCGCCCGGCTTTTTCTTTCGTTAAACGCAAAAATAGATACCTTTATGGCTTGCTCTCAAACATTAGCCGGAATCCAGAAGGATTGCGCAGCCAGTATGGGCGGTATCGTGGAGGTGCTGCTGGCCAATAAGGCCGATGTGGCTTCCATCACTGTTACCTCCAGTAAGGTGACCGCAATCACCATGGAAACCGGGAAGAAATTCTACCGCTACCAGTTCCGTCCCGGTACTTCGTCCATGAGTTCCAACTGGCAGGTGAACCAGGAGAACGGCGTGGCCTATGTGCAGACCGACCTGCTCATGGTCTTCAATCGCATGGAAACCACCAAGCGAGTGGAGGTCGTGGCTATGGCCCAGGGCGAACTGGTGGCCATCGTGAAGGATGCCAACGGTCTGTACTGGCTGCTGGGTGAATCCGAACCCCTGGTTCTCTCCGCTGGTGACGGCCTCACCGGAACCGCGAGGACTGACCGCAACGGCTACTCCGTCACCCTCCAGGACAACTTCTCCGAGCTCCCGCACGAAATCCTCACCGGAACGGGCGGCGTGGACATTGACGCACTTGCGGCTTAATCCCTTCCTGCTCTTTCTTCTCTCTGCAACGGGCCGTCCCTCACCGGGCGGCCTTTGCTTTTGCCTGTTTACAAAATCGGGGCGGATTATATTTCCAAGAAAAGAAACTGCAAATGGTCTATGTGAATATCCTATCCCCGGCCCCCGTGGTCTATATCCCTCTCAACGGCTGGGACGGGCAGGTGAACGGGCTTGTGCTCACCGCCCGGAATACCGTGGACGGGAAGGCGATTACCCTGGGCGTTTCGGCCATTACCGCCGTGGGCTTCATGGCACGCATCACCCTTGCCGGGGTGAACGGCCTCTATCTGGGCGAATGGGAATATAGATTGATTGATAGCGAAGGGGTTAACGTAGCAACGGGCCTTCTGGTGGCCTACGATGGCGAATATGAGCCCGCCGTGCAGTACGAAAGCGATAATACTGTGATTCAATATGGAGGATAAAAAGAAAGTCCAGGTGTCATTCCTTGCCCTGGACCCGTACATCGAAAACAACATACCCAGCCCGGTGGAGAAGGAAATTTCCGGGAAGGATATGGTTCAGTGGGGTGACCGTAACCTCTACCCGGAATTTCTCTGGGATTTATACGGCACGGTTTCCACCCTCCGCGCCATCATCAACGGCACGGTGGATTTCTGCGTGGGCGATTCCCAGACCTTCCAGTTGGGACAGTTCGCGCCCGGCGTGGTGAATACCAAAGGCGGCACCATCCGAACCCTTTGCGAAGATGTGTTGCTGGACTGGTGGACCTTCGGGGGCATGGCCTTCCAGGTCATCCGCAGCGCGTCCGGCGATGTGGTGGAAATCTTCCACGTTCCCATGCGCTACCTCCGCATGAATAAGGAATGCAACGTATTCTATTACTCGGAAAAGTGGGCGAAGCAGGGCAGCAAGAAAAGCACGGTCTACCCGGCATTCATGCAGATTGAGCCGGAACGCTGGGGCCAGCTTACCCCGGACGAGCGAAAGTGCCACCTTTCCTCCATCCTCCTGGTAAAAGATGCCAATACGCAGACCTATCCGACCCCGGTCTACGCAGCCGCCGTGAAGGCTTGCGACACGGAGCGCAACATTGACGAGTTCCACCTTAACTCCGTCAATAACGGCTTCACATCGTCCATGATTGTGAACTTCAACAACGGGACCCCGGACGATGAAACGAAGGAGGAAATCGAAAAGCAGTTCACGGAGAAATTCACGGGCAGCAAGAATGCCGGGCGCGTCATGTTCGCCTTCAACCCGGACCGCACCAATGCCGTGACCATCACGGAGCCGAAGGTGGAGAATTTCGGGGAGCGATACGAAGCCCTTTCCAAGCATATCCGCCAGCAGATTTTCACCGCCTTCCGTGCGAACCCTAACCTTTTCGGTATCCCCACGGAGAATCTGGGATTCAGCCAGGAGGAATACGAAAGCGCGTTCAAGCTCTACAACCGTACCGCCGTGCGCCCGGCCCAGCGGAGGCTCTGCGATGCCCTGGACTATATCACGGGCCAGCCCGGCTCCCTCACCATCACCCCGTTCTCCCTGGACGAGAGCGCAGAACAAAACGTGAACTGATTATGGCAGAAGTTCTACTCATATCGGAAACCTTCGTGAAGGAGGTATGCAGCATTTCGGACAACGTGGCGGGGCAGTATATCCGCCCATCCATCCGTGAGGCCCAGGACATAGCCCTGCGGAATATCCTGGGCGATGCGCTGCTCCAGAAACTGAAAGACCTGGTGGCGAATAAATCCATCGGTGCGGAAGGAAATGAGGCGTACAAGGCCCTTGCGGACAAGGAGCAGTATTTCCTTGCCTATTCCACCTGCGTGGGTATCGCGCAGCGCGTCAGTTTCAAGATTGCCAACGCGGGCGTGGTGAAGACCCCGGACGAGAAGGTGGAGGTGGCCGACCAGCCGGACATGGCGAAGGTGCAATCCTTCTACCAGGCGAAGGCCGACAGCATGGCTTTTGACCTGGAGCGCTGGATACTTGTCCGCCGGAACGACTACCCGGAACTGAAGGACCACGACTGCGAACGCATCCACTCCCACCTCTATACCGCCGCGACCTGCGGGGTATGGCTGGGAGGCCCCCGTGGCAAGGTGCTGCCGGGTATTCCCGTAGATAGGAGGAGGAAATAAGTATGAACCTATTGCAGACAATACGCGCTATGGAGGCCGTGGCGGGGAAGCAGCCCACCGTGGCTTCCATCGTCCGCAACGATGTGTTCCGGCTTAATGCCTTGCCCGATGCCCGTTACGGGGTCTTTGCATGGCTCCAGGGGGAACACCGCACGGAGCAGGGCGGGGACCTGCTCAACTTCACGTTCACGCTTTTCTACGTTGACCGCCTCACCTTTGACAAGGCCAATGAGGTGGAAATCCAGTCCGTAGGTATCGAAACCCTGGAGAATATCCTGGCCGAACTCGCGGAGGCGGGTATCATGGCCGGGGAGCATACCTACCGGGCCTTCAACCAGCGTTTTAGCGATGAATGCGCGGGAGTATTCTGCAACGTGACGCTGGAAGTGCCGAAAGATGGCATTTGCGGCATTGATTTCACCGAGATAACGGACGGGGCCGCCGATAGCGTTCCCATCCTCTAAACGAATAGGAGAGGGCAAAGAATGGCAAACTATTCCGGACTTCGCACGACCATAGACGCGGGCATCCGCCAGAACGGAAACCAGGAGATTACGGGACCACTGCTGAACGGGGTGCTTAACGACATGGTGTCCTACCTGGGTATGGGTTACCAGTTCCAGGGTTTCGTCACTCCGGGCATGAGTGGCGGGTCCCCGGACATACGCTGCTTCGTGTTCGCTTCCGAGGCCGGGACCTACTCCGGCTACGGCGGCTATTCCGTGAGCGCGGGCGAAACGGCGGTCTTCTACTACGACACCACCTGGCACAAGGAAAGCCTGGCCGGGGGCGTGAACTCCGTAGCGGGCCTCACGGGCGATGTGGCGGCCTCAGACCTCTTTACGGCCCTGGGCCTCGGCACGGCTGCGACGCGGGCCGTAGGGGCCATAGAAAACGCAAATACGGGGCTTGTGACCGGCGGTGACGTTTACTCCTTTGTCAATTCCTCCGTAGCTACGGCTACTGCCACATTCCGGGGCACGAACACCACCGCCACGACGGAAGCATCGTTCCTGGCCTGGGCCGACGGCCTCACCCACGACCTCAATGACTACGTGTTCTGGGCCACGACCGATGCCGCCGGGAACACGGTTTACAAGCGCTACAAATACGACGGGGCCAGCTGGGTGTTCGAGTACAACCTGAATAACTCCTCCTTCACGGCAGCGCAGTGGGCGGCTATTAACTCTGGCATTACCTCCCAGAAGATTACCGGCTACGACACCGTGGCTGGCTACTTCACCAACGGCGTCCTGGGTACGGCCAATATCCCGGACCTTGCGACCTCAAAAATTACCGGCCTGGACACGGCGCTCACGGGGCTTGACGGACGGCTGGACGTGCTGGAGGCCCGCGTGAACTGGGATGACATCTTCGCTATCGACAACGACGGCCATGTCTATATCAAGCAGTACACCGAAGGCGGCGTGACAAAATCACGCGGCTTCTATACCTTCGGCTTCATCACCGCCGGGGGCGTGGGCTCCGGCTCCGGAGGAGGAGGTGGCCTGGATGTGGACCGCATGTGGCAGAGCCTCACCAACAGCCCGGCCGACCCCGGCTACGAGAACACCAAGATTGCCGTGGCGCATATCCCCGACCTTGCCATGTCCAAAATCACCGGCCTCTCCACCGCGCTTGCCGCCAAGGCCGACGCGAGTGCGCTGGCTGGATACCTGCCGTTGAGCGGTGGAACTATCCAAAATAGTAAAAGAGACTTTCTACATATAAACCAAACTTCTCCGAGTGGGGCTTACTACGGCCCTTATATTGTCTTTGAGGCTGGTGGAAGCGGTGTTGCCATTGTTGGATATAATAATAATTTGGGCGCATTCCTCACCAATAGTAACAACGGTGCTGATGACTACATAAATGTGAAGCCAGACGGGCTGTACTGGAAGAACAACTATAAATTCCTTAATGCTGGTAATTATTCTTCCTATGCGCTTCCTATTAGTGGAGGAACGATGAGCAATACCAACTTGGTAACAAATCTAAATGCTGACTTGCTCGATGGCCAGCACGGGAGTTACTATGCAGCGGCGAGTGCGTTAAGTAACTATCTTCCGTTGACCGGAGGCACCTTAACTGGTGTATTAGTCATTTCAACTGGAAGCGATGTTAAGTTGTATCTTAACAATACTGATACAGAAGCCAAGTATCAACAGATTTCTTTCCTGCAAAACGGGACGCAATACGCAGCGCTTGGAACCTATGGAGATAATAATTTACAGTGGCAAATCGGTGGAGCGTCCTATCCATTATATCATTCCGGTAACTCCAACCTTGCCACCGTCCCTTGGTCGGCATCCTCGCTGACATTGGCGGGGGGGATTAGCGGGGCAACGAACATTGATTCGCTGCTGTACTTTGACACGGCCAATTCAAGAGTGGGGGTTGGGGGTGTCAGTTCTCCTCAAAATACTTTGCATATCAAGGCATATACCTACCCGTTGCGCTTGGAAACGAGCGGTAGTGAATCTTCAATGATTTTTGCTTATAACAACAGTACCGGAACTTGGGGAAACTTTGCCGTTGGCGCATATCAGGGAAGTTATCCCACATTCTTTGTGTTTGATGCGTCGCTATCAAAGCAAGTTCTACATATAGAGAACGGGCGAGTGGGTATTGGAACTGCATCAGCCTATCCAGGCTACACACTTGATGTATCCGGCACGCTTCGCGCAACGGGGGATGCAACATTCAGCGCAAACGCCCTTGTGAGCGGAAAGCTTTACCTTTCGGCAACCTCGTATCTGGAGTCTGCAAACTCCGGCATCCACGCAAATGTGGGGTTCTACTCCGATTCGTACATAACCGCTGGGGCCTCGGCCAGCAGCTCCGATGCAAAACTGAAAGCGAACATCCGCGACCTGGACGACCCCATGTGTATGATTAAGCAGCTACGGCCTCGACAGTGGGAATGGAACTCCTATTCCGCAGTCCAGGGGCACGCGCTTGGTTTCGTAGCTCAAGAGGTCGAGCCGTTCATGTCATTCTCCGTCGGCTCTATCGCAGACAAGCATTTCGGCACCCACAAGACGCTGGGTTACGACATGTTCCACGCTCTCTGGTGCGCTGGCTTGCAGAAGCACGAAACGCAGCTTGAGGCCTTGGAGCGCGAGGTAAAACGACAGGGCCGGAAAATCATCGACCTGCAACAAGAAAACGCCAGATTAAGACAACTCATAAACTCATAACGTATGGAAGCACTTATCATTTCAACCATCGCCCTGGTCGTGGCTATCGCAGCGTTGTTCATAGCGCTGCGCTGCCGGGAGGAGTTGCGGGAACTGAAAAAGAGTAACGAAAACTTCTTCACTTCCGTGGACGGGGTAATCTACACAAAACCCCAGTATAAGGGCCTCGTGTCTCGCGGCTATATTGCAGCCGGGGAAGCAAAGAATGATTAAACAACTAATACTCATTATTATGGAAAAAGTAATTGCAAGTCTTCAACCCACCGGCTATGACAGCCCTATTGAGAACACCGTTGGCGACTACAAGGTCACCGGAAGCATCCGGGCGAGCCGTGAAAAGACCCTGACCTCCATGGAGGGCACCGTTTCAAACAGCAACGGGGAGTATGCTGGCCGGTTCTCTATCAGCGGAGGCCCTGCGGTTGTAGGCCCCGATGAGGGCCGCCCGCGCAGGCTCATAAGTTTGAACGATGTTCCGGTCGATTACCGCGACTCCGTGTATGAGGCCGTCAACACGACGCTCGAAAAGGTCCTGGCCGAGCTTGCCAACCCGGAGGAATAGTCATGAGCCACACGTCTTCCGGTGTCATATCCAAGCCCGTAGATAACTACGGGGATATTGCCCACGTACTCGGCCGCAACACCGGGGACGAGGGGCAGCTTTGTGGGGACGTGGATGCCCAGGGCGTGCCGCAGAACAAGATTAAATTCTGGTCTCTGCACCGATCGATACGACTTAACAAGAAGGAGGAGCTGACAGAGGCCGACCGCAAGAGCGCAAACTACGGCTATACTATCACCTCCTACGATAAGCCCGTCGGCCAGGCCGGGGAAGGTCTTATCTACGGCCACCTTAACAACCTCACGTGGCAGTATTTCAAGCCACGAGGAGTCGCGTATAACGAGCCATTCCGGAAGCTGGACTTCGACGGTTACGACCACAATGCTATCAATCCCTTCTCCATCAGCTACACCGACACGCCGGAGATAGGCAACACCGGGCGCGTGGATATTACCTTCCTGGGGGACTTCCTTCAGTGGGGGTTGTTTGAAGGGTACGCTCCGACTTTTGCCAACCTTTACCTGGGGCTCCTTGCCTTCAACTCAAGCAACGCCAACCCGCAGAGCTGCTACCTCCTGCCCATTACCTCATCCCGCTCCGGGCAGACGATCCTGGACATCGCCGGGAACGAGCGTTTCTCATTCCCGGTCCCGTCCAGCGTGTTCTCGTCCGGCACGACCTACACCCTACTCCCCGTCATTATGACCTACGACGCCGGGAACAGTTACGGCACGTGGATGAGCGTGAACTCCTCGACATCCTTCCTCGGTTACTTCTGGGATATTCTCTGCCCGGATATTCAAATCACGCCGCAAACGGCGGTAACCCCGGACCAACGCGCCTATATCTATGTGGACGCGGAAAGCGCGGTGTACTCCGGCGAAAGCCCCATGATTATCCAGTCTGTTCCGATATACATTTCCAACGGGAATACATCGGCCCTCACCAGCTGCTCGTTGTATGTGTATTTCAACGACTACCAAACGGCCACGCCGGTCCGGAGGGAGCTTGGGCACCTGAGCAGTTTTTCCATCAACGGAAGCACTAACAACGTGCTGAAAACCGTGACGGGCAACCTGTCTATTTACCCCGCGACCTATCGGGCCGCAGGAAGTTACGAGTTCTCCTTCACTTACGGCGGGAGGGTCTATACCAAAACTGGAACATTTGCTATTGGCGAGAAATAACAAACACAAGAATTATGAAACCCTGGAACAAAGCTAACTTAATTTGGCTGGCGGTCATCGGGACCGTTGCCATCTGCACCTTTTTCGCGCTTGCGCTCATCATCAACTACTTTGAGCTTGGCGGCACCTACTGGTTTGCCCTGCTCCTGGCTCTGGTCCCGTATGTGTACGGGTGTGTCGTCTTTGTAAAGAAGTACCTTCCCAAGAAGGCAGATTATTTTCCCGAAACCAACAAACAGTAACCCATGAAAAAAAGAGAGATTAAACCAGCCCTGGAAGGATTCAAGAAAGTCAATATGCCCAAGATTGAGGACAAGGACTTTCGGAACAAGTTAATCGCCGTCCACCTCCAACTCCTGCGTGACGGGCGTAAGTACAACGAGAAGGTGGAGGACCTGGAAGCGGCATACCTGGCCCCTATCCAGGAGCGTGCCGATGAACTCCAGAAGGTGGCCGCTCAGTTCGATGCGGAAACCGACACCGAGAAACGTGCCGCCCTGCTGAAAAAGCTGAACTCCTACAACGATGTGGGCGAGGCCCGCGTGGCCTTTTCCCGCGAAGTGGAGAAGCTGGGCAAGCAGCCCGTGAAGGTCGCGCCCCTTTCCCTCCAGAAGTTCACGGAGGAGTACATGAAGCAGGATTATTCCGCGGAGGTTATGGAGAAGGTCTTTCCCGTCTTCGAGGATGATGCCGAGGAAGCACCCGCCGAGAGGAAGAAACCCGCCAAGAAATAGAACCGGGGGCTCCGGCCCCCATAAACACTTACTTACGCTATGACAATGGAGCAATCCGTCCGGGAGTTCCGGGACATCACCAAAAGGGTGAGCACATCTACCACCATCGCGCTATGGGTCTGCCTGGGTATGACGATAGCGATGTTTGCCGTATCCTTCGCCATCCCGCCGCACGGGGTGATTGACGGTTCAGTATTCAAGGCCGCAGGGTTCATGTTCTGTTTCGCCACTCTGTTCGAGGTGCGCGAGGCCATCCGTGAGGGCCTGGGCGTGAAGCTCACCCACGGGGATACCACCATAGAGATACGCGACACGGACGGGGAGGGCCCAACGAATGAGTAAGTATTTCAAGCCCGCCGAGTTCCGGCGCTGCACCCCGGCTTGTGAGGAAAGCGATATGGACCCGCAGTTCCTTGAACTGCTGGACCAATTCCGTGAGTTCGTTGGCATCCCGTTGGTGCTGACCTGCGCCTACCGGAGCCGTGCCTACGACATAGCAAAGAAGCGCAGCGGCAACTCCGCCCACACGCGGGGCAAGGCCGTGGATATTCTCTGCCAGTCCAACGCCACCCGGTTCAGGATTGTGTACGCAGCCTTGCATTTCGGCTTCCGGCGCATCGGCATCGGCAAGAACTTCGTCCACCTGGATAAGGACGCGAGTCTGCCCCAGTGCGTAATCTGGACCTACTATGAGTAGCCGCGCCCTCCCTCCCGATGGACCTAACCAGGACAACTCCTGGATGGGTCGCATCTACCTACTGGCGGGTATCCTCCTGCTGCTGGGCCTCCTTTGGGCTTTTGCGGGATGCACGCCGAAGGGTTGGGAGCAGCTTCACGAGGGTACTCACCGGGACACGGTTCGCGTGGTGGTGCGTGATTCCATCCATTTCTATGACCGAGATTCCATCTTCATCCGCGAGAAGGGCGATACGGTGTACCAGTATGTGGAACGGTGGCGGTATCGTGACCGCTGGCATACGGATACGCTGGAAAAGGTGAAGATTGATTCCGTCTACATTAAAGACACGGAAATCCGCGAGGTAGAGAAATCCTTGTCCTGGTGGGAAAACTTCAAATTACGCGGTTTCTGGTACCTTTGCGGGGCATTGGCGTTAGCACTTGCCTGGATATTCCGCAAACCACTCATGGCGTTGTTCACATAGCCGGGCGGGGACTGCCGGAAGGTCTGCCGTCCAGCGGGGGAGGTCCTATCGTGTGGGCCTCCCTTTTTTGGTATCCACGAAAAATATTTGCACTTTTTTGAAATATTATTTGGAAATACAAAATACTTGCCTTATATTTGTACCCAGAAACAAACAACAAACCCTTTTTACTATGAGCACCAACGATTACAAATTCAAAGTTGAATCCCTCCGGAACCTTGTTAACACTTACAACCGGGTTCACGAATCCAACTACCGCATCGAAACTGACGGGTCCGAAGACTCCGACTGGGTAGAAATTATCCACGATGGCGATTCCTTCTCCGGTTGCCTCCTTCGTAACATCGCCGCCCTTGCCTCCGTTTACGTTTGGAGCTTTGGGATTCATTACCGTATTTCCTCCGTTACCGGAAAACCCACAATGTATTGCCTTATCTAATTCACCAGGCCCCTTCGGGGGCCACAAAACCCTTTTCACCATGAGCACACGTTGCAACATTATCATTAAAGACGGCTCCCGCCGCATCTACCTTTACCACCACAATGACGGCTACCCGGAAGGCGTTGGCGCAGAACTCCGCGAGTACATGGAGAAGAACCACCCGCACTGGTGGCGCTCCCTCTACATCGCCAACGGCCTTGTCAAGCAGAACGGCCAGGATTGCTTCGCCAAGAACGATGCGGAGTATGAAATCACCTCCGAACTTCACGGTGATATTGAGTACTGCTACGTTATTAACTGTCGGGCGAAGACCCTGCGCTGCTTTGAAATCACCTGGGAGGACGATATTCACCAAAACTTCCAGATTAATTGGAAGCGCGTCTTCACCCGCGACCATCTGCGGGACATCCCCACGATTGAAGAACGCAACGCCCGATTTGCAGCCTGGGCGAAACAAGGCTGCTAACCATTAAATCCCTTTTCACCATGAAAGCAATTTACATGAAAGAATTTGCAGCTGCCACGATTGACAAAGTGCAGGAAATGAAGGTCCAGGCCGAGAAGGCACGCCTCTACATCAGCGTGGAAGTGAACCTGGCTACCGAAAGCTATTCCATCTCAATCTATGAACTGGACGATATGGAACGGCTTAAAACCCCTTCGCTGTTCTTCAAGTACGGCCCAGAGCTTAACCTGAAAGGTGCCAAAAAGTTTGCGAAGGACCTGGAGGAAGCCGAACAGTTTATCTCCGGTTATTCGGAGGGGAACGAAAACGCCCTTACGAAAAGGCAGGAGGACTTGAAACGCCAACTGCAAGCCGTCAATAAGACATTACGCAAGGTACGGAAGGCCGCTAATAAATAGACCCATGCCTATGAAAGACAATAGTACCCACGGAGGCCCCCGGCCCAATGCCGGGCGGCCACGCAAGGGGGAGCAGCCCCGCGTCCCGCTCTGCTTCTCCGTTGACCCCGACACCGCCCAGAAGGCCAGGAAACTGCGCAAGGCGGGCTTTGAACTCAATGCCCATATTGAGGGCCTTATTTCCGATAAATACGCATGGTACTTTAATGAGGATTACCTATGACTGCGGCAAGCCCTTCTCCTATACGGGATTTACCATGATATTGTTTTATAGAAAATAATCATTACCTTTGCCCTGGTAATCGTTCGACCTCATGGTTGTTCGGTGAAAAGGGTGGCTCCTGGGGTGGTTCCTGGGAGCCTTTTCTTTGCAGTTCTTGTCCGCATTTTGTCCGAAAATTAGGCCCGTAAAAAAATGCTTAACCCGCAACTGCCTATCTAATAAGCGGTTGCGGGCGTACCAGCGGCGCAAGAAATTATTTCTTGCGGGTATAGCTGGGAAACGGCCACCTATGGCCCTGGGTATCATTTTCGTAAGCCCACGAAAATGATAGCGCTTCACGGAACATCACCTACCTGCCTTCCGTGTCCTCCATTATTGTCCGATAGTTGTCCCAGGTGAAAAGGCCAAGCACCCGCTCGTTGGCATCGGCGCAAAGGGCGAAGTTCTTCTCCGCGTAAATATCCGCCATTTTGTATTCCCCGACATGGGCCAGGGCATCGTCAATGGTGGCCTTTTCAATTCCCAGCCTCCGGGCCAGCGTTCCCCAGGTCTTCCGGGCGGCGTAGAACTTGAACGGCTCCAGGCCCTCACGTTCCGCGACCTGGGCCAGCCATTTGTTCACGTTGTGCGTGGCCGTATCCGCGCTCCCGTAGCGATGCAGGGACGGCAGCCACCACTCGGAACCCGTTTCGTTTTGTAACGCCTTCACAAAGGCCGTTTGCTTCGGATTCTGGGCCACTTCTACATATATCCCGGTCTTCCTCCGGTTATAAGCCCAAACGCCGGAAATCGGCCCTTTTTGGGCGTATAGGTCTGCCATGTTTGCTCCCATCGTGGTGAACGAGAGCAGGAACGCGGCCAGGGCCACGGCTTCGTACTCATTCGCGGGCTCCGCATCAATAACCCGTTGCATGGCCTCCACGGAGAGCGGCTTCTGGGCCTTCCCCATCGGCCTAATCTTGGGAAGGTTCGTGAACGGCTGGCGGGGGATGCGGATGGTCCCGGAATCTTCATCGTTGTACTGCTCCCTGGCACATCGGTAAATATAGCTCAACTTCGCCAGGTGGCGGGCGGCTTTCACCTCACCCACGGAGGCGGTGAAGTCCGTTAATGTTTTTCGGGTGATAGCGTTAATATCCAGCTCCCGCTTGCCCAGGAAGGCGGCGAAGGCGTTAATGGCCGTCTGGTAGTACGCACGGGTATGTGGAATCTTGTCAGCGATAACCGTATCCGCGAAGGTGAAGAAATCCAGCCGGAAGGTCTGGGTGGTGAGGCGTGAACGGATATGCGCCACCACCGCGTCCACATTCCACGCCTCCAGGGTGAACGGTGACAAATCGTCACACGTTGCCCGCATCTGGGCTATGAGCGTTCCGGCCTTTTCCAGCACGGAGGCGTTCTTTATCTTGCCGGAGCGCGTGAGGTCGCAGTCGTAGCATACCATGGTGGTGGGTATGCGCCGGGACACACCTTTGAAGGTGACGCGGATTTTCACGGGCCAGGTTCCATCCCTGCGTCTGCCGCCGGGTATGATGATAGGTTTATAGGTAATCATATTAGGTAACCATATTAGGTAACCATATTAGGATGGCGGGAGTTTGTCCGGCTCCAGGCCGAGAATGAGGTCCACCAGGGCAAGCATCGCCGCCGGGTCCCCTTCGATGCGCTCGGCCTCACCGGAGTACTGGTTTACAAAATCGGCCTCTTTTATATTTCCAGGTAGAATGGTTTTATGTATTTTCATGTATCGGCTATGGTTCTTGCATAGTGATAGTGGTTATTAGTTCTTTCATGGTTAAGGGGACGCAGGGATGCGCCCCCTTTTCTTGTCAGCGTTTGTCAGTTTGGAAATTTTTTTGGTATCCGGGCCCTGGCACGGTGTAGGCCGATGCGCCGGGCATAAGTTTTTCCACCAGGGCGGATAGTCGGTCAATGCTTTTTGCCATGCTGGTGTACATCTCCATCGTGGCAGCCGGGATAACAATATCGGGCTGCCGCTCCGGCTGGAGGGCCGTGGCCGCTTCCCTTCCGGGAAACACCTGCTCCGCCCAGGTACGGATGCGCTTCACAAGATTCGTGGTAAGGTACTTTTCATCGCCTTGTAGGGCTTTGGAAATCGTGCTGGCATTCATGCCCAGGAGCCGGGCAAATTCGCCCTGGGTGTGGCATATCCCGTGCTCCCTGGCTTCGGTGTAAATCCGGTTAATGTAGTCTTTTTGTGTTTCCATCATGTATCGGTTTTTGGGGTGTTAAATGCCAATTTTGCTTTGTGGGCACAAAAAATATCAAAAAATGTTTGTGAATATCAAAACTATTAGGTATATTTGCATCAAGTTACAAACAAATATACGAAAATATTATGGTTTCAAAGTTATCATTACGCGCTACGGTGGCAGAAATGGAGGTGGGCGAGGTTGTCCGCGTTCCGCTGAAACTGCGCCGCTACTCAACTATTCGAAACACGGCTGCGCTGCTGGGTCAGGAGCTGGGCCGTAAGTACTCCGTGAAGGTTGACCGCGTGGCCGACCTCTGCAAGATAACCCGCGAGAATTAAGGTCATGGAGAACCTGGAACGCCTGGTACAATCCGCCGCCGAGATGGGAGCCGCGAAGGTGCTGGAAACCCTGGGCCTCACCGCCGGGGAGATTTCCCAGCGCAAGGCGCGGGCCGTGTACGGCAAATGGTTCACCGATGCGGAACGCAACGGGCGCATCCATCCCAGCCGTGTGGATAACGGACGGAACGGGACCCGGCACTACCGGGTGGTTGCCATCCAGGAACTCCGAACCGCTGACCTCATGCGGGCCGAACTACAACTCAATGGAAAAACCCTTTAACACCACAACCAACATGAAAAAGATATTTGCTTACCTGCTCACCGCCGTTTTCGCTTACGCGGGAATGTGGCTGGCTTTCATCGCCAATGTGAGCGATGCAGAACCTTTGAGCCAGGGTGGCCTTTCCCTCCTTGCCGCCGTCACCCTTTGCGCCGCCATCGTCTGCGCGGGCTGGGGAAACTCACTCAAATGGAAGGGAGGACGGGATAATGGTTAGACGCTTCACCGCTCCCTGCCGGGAGGATTACGACACCGAGGAAGAATACCTCGAAGAACTGGAATACTACGACCAGGAAATGGCCCTCCGGGAACTCCAGGATGAAGAAAGATATTACCAAATGAAATACGCATTTTAACCCTTTTATACTGAACCACTATGACACAAGAAAAGCAATCGGTTTTCGCCATCCTTTCGGCGATTGACTGCAACGGCAGAACCGAAATCAAAGAATCGAAATGGACCGATAAAAAAGACGTTGAGCATAAGGTCCAACTGACTTACCTCTCCTGGGCGTGGGCCTGGCACATCTGCAAGAAACACTTCCCGGATGCTTATTACACCATCTATGAAACCCCGGAAGGCCGCCCGTATTTTGACGATGGACGTACCGCCTGGGTAAAAACGGGGGTTACCATTGACGGACTGGAGCATATCGAATACCTCCCCATAATGGACCACCGCAACGCTTCCATCCCCGTGAATCAACTCACATCCTTCGACATGAATAAAGCAATCCAGCGTTCACTCACGAAGGCGATTGCCCGCCACGGCCTGGGTCTTTATATCTACGCCGGAGAGGACCTGCCGGATGCTCTGGACGAAAGCAAGCGGGAAGAAGTTAACGAGGCCGTGAAGGTATCCAGGCCCCGCCAGAATCGCACCAAACCTGCCGAGGGTAGTACGGCCCAAGCGAAGGAAAAGAAACCGCTTCCTGAACGCGGTTCCGAGGAATGGAATACCTGGGTGAAAGCCGTGGCCACAGACTGGCACCAGAAGTCCACGGGCCGCTCCGCCATCGCCGTGTTCTGCGACCTATTCATCACAAACGATGAAGCGATGGCAGACCTCCAGGAGGATGCGTTCAAGTATAATCTTGACCACCCCAAAACTCAACAAGTACAAGCATAATCCTTTAACACCACATCACCATGAAAGCAAAAGAATTAATTGAGAAAATCCAGCGTGCGAAGTTCGACCTGGAAGTAGCCCTGGAAGAAAACGGCGGTGAGCTCACCCCGGAACTCCTGGCGCAGTATGACACCCTGGAGGACATGAAGGCCCTCCTGGCAGAAGAAGGCGTGGACGATTTAGGCCGCTGGCTGAAATCCGTCCAGGACGAGGGCGCGGCCCTTAAAGCCGAGGCCGATGCAGCTGCCCGCCGGGTGAAGAATAACAAGTCCTATGAGGACTATGTGAAGTTCCTTATCGGCGAGGCCCTGGATGCGCTCGAACTCCCTACCAATAAGAACGGGGAAAAGGTTATCAAGGGCCAGTTCTACGGCTTTAAGCGCACCACCAGCAACAAGTCCTCCGTGAAGCAGGACGATCTGGACGCTCATTACCTGGAAATCGCCCAGGTGGGGGCGAGGATGAACGGCCTACCGGACTACATCAATGTAGTGCTGAAAACCACTACCACGGAACTGCGCGAGGCCGGCGGCAACGCTTTGGACTTCCTGGAGGAAACCTCCACCCCGGCTATTTCGTTCACCAAACCCAGAGCAAGCAAGGAGGCGTAGGTATGGAACTGTATTTTTACCAATTCAAAGACGGGACTTGGGGTGTGGGCTTCCACACCGACCAGGCTAAAATGCCCGCAATCCTGGAGCTGGCCGTTAAGGATGCCGTCAAGGATGCCGTTGGGGATTTCAACGAGAAGTACGGCACCGGCGTGTAATTTACAAATTTCGGGTGATTTATATTTACCAATGAAAGCGGATGGCGCCCGCTGGTAAATACGGACAATTACAACCCCGCTACGAGTATATAGACGGCGCCATCGTTTATAGAAAATAGCGGGATTTGTTTTTAAAACAATGGCTGGTAATATACGCATAATCGAACCCACCGAGAACTACCAAAAGGTAAGCAAGGGCATCATATTCAACCGCGATATTGATGCGCTGACGCTGGGCATCTATGTGAAGGTGCTCTGCCTGGGGAAAGAGTGGGAGCTGAATATCCAGGGCCTCGCCAAAGCATTGGACCTTTCGGAAGCGAAAATCAAGACGGCCTTCTCCCTGATGGAAAGGGCCGGATATGTGAAGCGCATCCATATCAAGGACGAGAGCAACGGTCGGTTCCTGGGCTTCGATTACCACATTAGTGCAATCCCTTTCCCGGAGGAAGAACGAACCGATCTGGTTGCAACCCACGGGCGTAATGAACCCAACACCCCAAAAACCCAACGGATGGAAAATCCAACGGATGGAAAATCCAACGGATGGAAAACCCAACCGATGGAAAACCGGGAGGATATATATAGAGATAATATACAAGATAGAGATAATAAACCTACAAACAAAGATATAAAGGTTCCCCCCGTTTTTGATTATCGGAAATCCGTCATAGACCTTGGAGTACCCGAACCGCTGGCCGATGCCTTTATGAAGGTACGGAAAACGAAAAAGGCCATAGATAGCGAAATCGCCTTTAACGGACTGAAAAGCCAGATAGAGAAATCCGGCCTTCCTCCGAAGGACTGCATCGAAATGTGCGTGATAAATTCCTGGAAAGGATTCCGTGCCGACTGGCTGGAGCATAGGAAAGGCCCGTACCAAATGACCGCCGCCCAGAATAGAAGGAACACTCAATTTGTAGACTAATGAAAACGCAATATATCAATCTTACCGATATCCCCTTCCCGGACACTAATACCCTGGAACGCCAGGTGGTGGCCGATGCCGTGGATAATTCGTTCACTATCGGCGAGGTGTCCAGGATCATAAACGGAGAAATGTTCCTGGATTCCGATCTGGGCAACGCCTGGAAAACGCTGAACGAAATGTACACCGCCGGGGAGCAGATAGACCTCTCCACCTTTCTCTCCAGGTGCGGGAAGGTGGTATTCGACAAGGTATTCCCGTACACTGGGAAGGGCGTAATGGACTCCGCCTGCATCGCACACGGAGCCGCCCTCTACCACACCGCCGCCCGCCGCCGTACCTATTTCAAAGCAATCGCCCTGGCGCAGAAGGCCACCACCCCCGGCTTAACCGCCGATGATATGGAAGCCGCGATAGACGCGATGCGCGAAGAACTGCGGAGCACGATAGCCACCGAAACGGAACTCAAACTTTCCGAGGTGCTGAACCAGGTAGCGGACACCTACCAAGAGCGCCAGGAACGCGCAAAGACAGGGGATGCTTGCCTTTGCCCCACGGGCATTGGCCGCCTGGATAGGCATACCAATGGAGGATGGGAGGAAGGCCAGCTGATTATAGTAGCCGCCCGCCCGTCCGTAGGTAAAACCGCCCTCATGCTCCAGATGGCAGAGGCCGCTGGCCGGGCCGGGTTCCCCGCTTGCATCTTCTCAATGGAAATGACAAACGAGCAGCTGGGCCGCCGTTACATTATGGATAACAAGGGAAACCTTACAAGCCGCGAGGTTATGACTGGCTTAACGAAGGATGAGGAAATGTTCTGGGATCGCTTTGAGCAAGCCGTAACCCGCTTTGATAACCTCCCCGTGTATGTGAATGACACCACGCGGAGCCTGGAGGAATTGGTGGCCCGCATATCCTTGAACGCCCGCCGTGGTAAGTGCCGCGTGGCTTTCCTGGATTACCTGGGTTTTATTCGTGATGAGGATAACTCCAACGCGAAACTCTCCCAGCAAATCGCACATATCACGGGGACGCTGAAACAAACGGCCAAGCAACTCCGCATCCCTATCGTTTTGCTCTGCCAACTGAACCGCGAGAGCGCGAAGGGAAACCGCCCGCCCGAACTCTATGACCTCCGGGATTCCGGGGCTATTGAGCAAGATGCGGATATCGTGCTGATGCTGGAACACGCCACGGATAATATGGGCAACCTGACTATTGATGACCCAACCCCGGATGAGCGCATCGAAATAATGAACGCCCAGCTGGCCGGGGAAACGATGCTCCCCAACCGCTCCCCGAATGTGAATATGTGGGTACGCAAGAACCGTGTGGGCCAAAAGAATTTCGCTATCGAACTGCGGCCCAGCCTTTATTACACGCACTTTGAAGATATAGGAACTAAAATAGAAACAAATGAACAAGAACAACACTAAAATCGGAACATGGACTATTGAGCCGGACGGCTCTATGCTCCACGAACGCCCTTACTACTGCATTGAAGGCGCAAGTCTGGATCAGGGCAACTGGATTACCCATATGGTAAAAAAGAATTGGGTGGATGCCAAAGTATTTGTGGAGGCCTTCTTTGCCGCTTGCCTCCGCCGAGGCCTTGTGTCGGTAAGCCTCCGTTCTGACTATAATTATTAACAAAAACCCTTAACACCTATGCAACAAATCAAAATAGAAAAACGGATAGCGGAGGAACTGGATGGCTTGCGGAAGCTGGCGGCCTTCCTCCCCTCCGGGAAAGCAAACTCGCTGCTGAACAAGTGCGCCCGGATAGGCAAGTACGCCAGCAAGGCCCAGGCCATGGTGGATGCCCCGGTTGGAAGCCTTTTCCCGAAACCCCACCAGGAGAAGTTCGATGCCAGAGACAACGAGGATATAGCCAACACCTACGCCCAGCGGAAAAAGATGTGGGAGGCCCTGCTGGCCGGAAAGCGAATCTCCATCCAGGACGCGGACGCATTCGGCCACACCCGCGCCTTCGCCTCCCGTATGAGTGAGATACGGAGCGAGATACGCGACAAGAAGATGCCATACACCCTCTGCGACGAGTGGGTCTATCCTGGCGGCGGGCGCAGCAAATACAAGCGTTACTGGCTCATGGACAAGGAGGTGGGCGATGAACAGTAGCATAGCCTTCCTCGCCGGGCTGGCTCTCGGCGGAGCCTACGGCGCACTGCTTACCCTCGTCCTGGTATGGATAGGGATTTCAAGAAACAAAGATAATGATGATGAATAAACACAAATAGATTATGGCAAACAACACAAAACTTCACGGCCTGCTGAACCTTTCCAAGATTGACAAGGCCCTTATCGTAAAGAACAGGAACGGAGAATCCTGCATCTGGGTGGACATTCTGGAAAAGAAGGAACCGGACCAGTACGGCAACACCCACACGCTCACCCTCTACAACAAGGAGAAGCGGGAAACCATCTACCTGGGTGACTTCAAGCCCCAGGAGTTCGGCAACGGGAACCAGGCCCAGGCAGACCCCGCACTCCGTGAGTTGCAGGATCGTGACGAAGATTTGCCATTCTAACCTATGAAGCCAGGGGACCGGGTACGCTGGCGGGGCGTGAATAGGGACTACACGGGAGAGGTGATAACACTCACACCGCGCGGCACACTGGTGCGCCTGGAGGGAAGCGATAAGTGCATAATCCTTTCTATACCGAAACCAAAAGAATAAAATGGAGATAAAAGGAAAAGCCCATTGTTTATTTGAGCAATCCGGCACATTTAAGAACGAGTTTATAAAGCTGGGCATCCCAGCCGAGGACTACGACATACAAAACAATTTCGGCCAAACCGACCATACCAACGATTTGTTTTCCGAGATTGAAGCCGCCTACGAGGGGGGGGTATCAATCTTTGACACGATGACAAAGGACGATATTATTATGGCTTTTTTCCCTTGCATATACTTTTGCGAGAATAACCAGCTCTACTTTATGGGAGCGCACCAAAACCTTTCCAAATTGAAAGGAAAGGCCCTTTCCGACTGCATAATTGAACGCTCCAGGAATAGGGAAAGGTTCTATGAGCTGGCCCTGAAACTTTTCACTATTTGCGATATAAAAGGCCTCCGCTTTGTGATGGAGAACCCCTATGCGCAACAACACTACCTTGTAGGTAATTTCCCCTATAAGGCCGCGATAATAGACCGCAATAGAACACAGCGCGGAGATTATTTCAATAAGCCCACGCAGTATTGGTTCTTGAATTGTTCTCCCTCCAACGGATTAACGATTCAGGAAGGCGTGGAACATAGGAGTATAAGACACGCAAAAAAAGCGGTGCGGGCTGGCCTTTGTTCCGAAGAGCGCAGTATGATAAGCCCCGACTACGCACGAAATTTCATTTGTGATTTCATCTTGGGCCGTGACCAGATCGGCTCCCAGTTGCAACTATTCAAATAGAAAAATAAGCCGGGGAAAAAGGCCCTGGCGCGGTGCAAGTCCGCTATTGATACTTAGAGTAAAGAATCATTGTTTAACCCCAATATAAGCCGCGAAAAGGACGCGGCCCGGTGAAAGCCCGGCTTTTGTTCTCACACACACAGCCCTGGGACAAGCAACAGTATTTCGATAGTTGGGGATACAGGAGCCGCGCCCGATAAGCGCCCCAGGGCTCCACTAACAAACCAAATTTTTTTACTATGAACAAGAAAACAAACATCGTGCGCCCCATCGGCGCGAAACCCACGCAGGAAGAAATGGAGGCCCAGGCTAAACGCGCCTTCCTCCAGAAGCGCAACTCCCTTGCCGAAGGAATCCTTTTCAACGCCATACAGTCCGGGAACGGGGTTCCCGTGGATGTGAACGGAAAGCCGAATTTCAAGCCCGCAGCGGATGCCGCCATCGAAGCAGCGGATTACTTCATGGAGAAGCTCTACTCCGTAGCCATCACCGAAGAAAAGTAGGTATGGCGATTTACGCTGCAATAGACCCCGGCGAGAACACGGGTTTTGCAATCTGGGATGGTGCCTCCCGGTGTTTCCGGGAGGTTGCTACCCTGCCCATTCACAAGGCGATGGACGAGGTGCGCCGCTGGCACTACGCTTGCCTCATGGCCGAAACTCCCGTCCCTTTCCGCGTGGTGTTCGAGGACGCACGCCTCCGCACCTGGTTCCCGAAGGAGCGCAACAATGCCGAGTACCGGGGCCGCCTCATGGGGGCCGGAGCGGCGAAGCGGGACGCGAAGATATGGGAGGAGTTCTTGACCGACCTCCGCATCCCCTTCGAGGCACGGAAGCCCCAGGCTGGACTGACCAAATGGGACGCGGATTATTGGGCGAAGGTCACGGGCTGGACGGGCCGCACATCGAACCACGCCAGGGATGCCGCGCTGCTGGTATTCGGGAGGAGGTAACCATGACGAAGACGGAGGTAGTGGCCCAATTAGGGAAGGAACGCCGGGTGGAGCAGATAGTGTCCCGCATATCCGGCTACGACCCACTCACCGCCGACCTCCAGGACCTTTGCCAGATGGTGTACCTCACCCTGCTGGAGTATGACGAGGACAAAATCACCGACCTATGGGAAAGCGATGCTATTAACTTCCTGCTGGTGCGCCTGGTGCAGAATAACCTCCGCAGTAAGACAAGCCGCTACTACTACACAATAAAGATATTCCAGGCCCGGTCCACAGACCTCGCCGCCGTAGAATACAAGACTGATGAAGGATAAGGAAGTCGCACGCTCATACACCCAACTCCGGGAGGATTACCGCTTTGACGGAAGCATCTTCTCCCAGGAGCCGGACAAGGTGGCACGGCTAAAGTGGATTATTGACAACCGCCTCACCGATGTGGAGCGAATCCTTATCCTGCTCTATGTGGACCGCCAGAGTTACCGGAAACTGGCAAAGGAACTGACTATCTCCCACCAGACGCTGGCGAAGGAAATCCGCAGAATCAAAGCAAAGATATTGACAGAATATGAGCATCTACATTGAACTCCTGCTGGTGGCCGCCATCGTGGTCTATGTGGTGGACCTCTCCGGCTTCACGGATACCTGGCTGAAAGCCATCTCACGCTTCACCACCCGGCGCGGCTATCCGCCCGTGAAATCACTCCGCCCGTTCTCCTGCTCCCTCTGCATGGTCTGGTGGACGGGCCTTGCATGGGCATGGCTCCAGGGCCAGTTTACTCTCCCCGTCCTGGCCTATACCGCGGGCCTTTCCTTCCTTTCGATTACACTTCGTGAATTGTTTATATTTATTCGTGAGACATTAACAAACGCGATTGCAAAATTTAATCAATGGCTAAACGACTGACACCCGGACTGCGCCGCCTTGTCCTCCACCTTCCGATGGCTGAACGCCTGGCCCTCCTTTCCGAACTCCGGCAGAGTGTCCAGGAACCAGCCCGATACGCGGAAGGGCGGCTGGACTATCTGGCAGACAAGATGCTCCAGGTGTCCGGCGTGGATGTGCGGAAGCCCGGTGACCGCTCCAATGCCTCTGTATGGCCGCGCTATATCTTCATCCTTATAGCACGGCAGGAAGGCTATTCGCAGTCCGTTATCGGCAAGCTCCTGGGTCGCGACCATTCCTCCGTATGCCACGGAGAGCAGAGGATGCGGACGGCCTTCTCCACGCCCGCCGCGTATGAATGTGAACTCAACTTGTATAACAAATTCATAGAAGCATTATGACCGAAAAGAAACTCACCGCCGCCCAGATTCACGCGCTGGAACCCTGGGAACGCAATTTCCGCCAGGCCACCGAGGCCGCGTGGTGTTCCTACCCCGGCCAGGCCGGAATCAATCTCATGCTGGAGGTATGGTCCAACCTCACCGGAGGCCCGTACCCCTACAAGCCCGGCTGCCCGAACTGCCTCATGAACCTTGTGCGCGACCTGGGCACTATCTACTTCGCCCAGAAGGACAGCGTTGCCCCCGCAGATGTAGCAGAAAAGAAACCCGCTAAAACCAGCGGAAAAAGGGCAAAGAAATAGACGATGACTTACGACCTCTCACAGGAACTTGACAGGTCGCGCTTCACGGCGCGATGCGACTGTCTTATCAAGAAAGGGGTCGTGGTTGACCTCACCGAGCACACCTTCCGCTCATCGTCGCAGAACAGGTACGTCCACCTGCTTATTGGGCTGGTGGCGCTGGAAATCGGAGAGAGCGCAGAGTATGTCAAGGTAAACTACTTCAAGCGGATGGTGAACCCGGATATATTCATCGTAACGACGGATGACCGGTTCCTCGGCAAGGTAGAGACGCTCCGCTCATCGGCTGACCTCACCAAGGAGGAAATGTCCGTGGCGATAGACAGGTTCAAGACCTGGGGCCGCTTACAGGGCTGGGTGATGCCCGACCCGGGAGACGCAGAGATACTCCGCCAGATAGAGATAGAATTGTGCCGCCAACAGCGGTATGTGTAGCATTATGTAGCATTATGGGACAATGGCCTAACATAACCTCGGAGAACGCCCGCGAGATGCAGCTGCGCTCCGCCAAGAAAAAGACGGAGAACGCCCTGTTCCGGACGGAGGCGCTGAAGCACAAGAAGGAGATTGCGGAGGGCATCAAGGTATTGGCGAAGAACGCCAAGGCCGGAGACCGAGCCGCCCTTGCCGACCTATACCGTTACACGGGCGAGGACCGTCAGCAGATCGACATCACCAGCAACGGAGAGAAGGTGACGGGTATCGCGCTTCTCGTCCCGGCAGAACTGGCTAACGATGCAGAGGCAGATTCCGACAAGTAATGTCTTCGTCCGCACGTTCAAGGCGTGGAGGGAGACCGAGCGCTATGTGTCCTCCTGTGGCGGTACGCGTAGCGGCAAGACATACGCCAA